CTAGATGGTCAGCTATGGTATAGCAGTATTATTGATGAAGTTGACATTATGGTACATAATGGTACAACCTGGAAGGGATATCAAAATGTTTATCCAAACGCCAGCGCTCCTTTCGTTGCTGCTAGCGCACCTGAAACAAAAGCAGACGGTGTAACAGCATTGGAAAACGGAGATATTTGGATTGATAGTAGTGATTTAGAAAAATTTCCACAAATTTATTTTTACAATGCTGCATTGACAAATAGACCTGTAGTAAAACGATGGGTTCAACGTGATACCACTGATCAAAGTACAGAAAATGGTGTATTATTTGCTGATGCACGTTGGACAGAAGCTGGTGACGATGCTGGTGCAGAAGCAAGCTCAATAACTGATTTGCTTGTGAGTGACTTTTTAGACCCAGATGCTCCAGATCCTGCACTATATCCAAAAGGTATGCTGCTATGGAATCTACGTCGTAGCGGGTTTAATGTAAAACAATTTAAGCGTGATTATATTGATACAACAGCTGGTAATCCACGTGATAATGATAGCTTAATGGCTGATTACTATCCACATCGTTGGGTAACAGTATCAAGCAATCAAGACGATGGTAGTGGTAGCTTTGGTCATAAGGCACAAAGAAAGTACATTGTAAAACAATTACAAGCAGTAGTTAATAACAATGACGAACTAAGAGATGAAGAACGTAGAGTGTTTAACTTATTAGCCTGTCCAGGGTATCCTGAGCTAATTGGAGAGCTTATTTCATTAAACTATGATAGAGCTTTAACAGGATTTGTTGTTGGTGATAGCCCTGCTAGACTAACACCAGACGCTACATCTTTATTAAAATGGGCAAGTAACGAAAATGTTGCAAATGAAGACAACGACCTTGGTGCTGCAAGCTACGACGAGTATATGGCTATGTTTTATCCTTGGGGCTTCACTAGCGACAACTTCGGTAATAATATTGTAGTACCTCCAAGCCATATGATGCTAAGAACTATAGCATTAAATGACCAGGTAGCTTATCCTTGGTTTGCTCCAGCTGGTGTTCGTAGAGGTGGTATAACAAATTCAACAGCAGTAGGCTACATTACAAATGAAGGTGAATTTAGAAGTGTAGCTCTTAATACTGGACAACGTGATACACTATATGAGCAAAAAGTTAATCCTATTACATTTTTAACTGGAACAGGATTAGTTAACTATGGACAGAAAACAAGAGCAAAAGCAGCAAGTGCTCTAGATCGTATAAATGTTGCACGTTTAGTAGTATACCTACGCAGACAACTAAGTTTATTAGCTAAACCTTACATTTTCGAGCCAAACGATAAGATAACAAGAGATCAAATTAAGGCAGCAGCAGAAGCCTTACTACTAGAATTAGTAGGACAACGAGCTCTATATGATTATCTAGTTGTTTGTGATGATTCAAACAACACACCAAGTAGAATTGATCGTAATGAATTATGGTTAGATATTGCTATCGAACCAGTTAAAGCAGTAGAATTTATCTACATTCCATTACGTATTAAGAACACTGGCGAAATTGCAAGCTTAGGCTAATTTAGGAGAAAATAATGGCAATCGCTTCATTGAAAAATTTTACAGTTCCACTAGCATCTCAATCTGTCGCTACTAATGCTGGCCTATTAATGCCTAAACTGAAATATAGGTTTAGAGTAATATTTCTAAATTTTGGCGCAGGTGGCGGAGCAGTCGCGGAACTTACAAAACAGGTTGTTGATGCAACCAGACCAAACGTTCAGTTCACAAACGTTCCTATTGAAGTTTATAACAGTAAAGTAAACATTGCTGGTAAGCACACCTGGCAAACTTTAACTATTAACCTTAGAGACGACGCTACAGGTAATATTAGCAAGTTAGTTGGTGAGCAGCTTCAAAAGCAATTTGACTTTTTAGAGCAAAGTTCTGCTGTAGCAGCACAAGATTATAAATTCCAAACCAATATTGAAATATTAGATGGCGGTAACGGTGCTGATAATAATACTACTTTAGAAACCTGGGAATGTTATGGTTGTTACTTAGAACAAGTTAACTATCAACAATTAGCATATTCTGACAGCAACCCAGTTACTATTTCTTTAACTATCAGACCTGATAACTGTTTACAAACAGCTGGTGGCAACTATCCAGGCGTTGGAGCTAAGATAGCTAGATTAGCTGGTACATTGGCAAGCGGACAAACTGTAGGAGGTTAAAGTTTTAATTCACAAAAAAACACCCTCAAGGTGTTTTTTTGTAGAGGTTCATTAACTGCGTATATTATATTTCTAATAAATATTTATATGACAAGTAAAAGTAATAGTTGGTTCATTAATAATTTAACCAGTCCTAAGGGTCAGGTAGCTGACTTTCAACACGCAGCAAGGTTGTTTGTTGATGATGATCTTAGACTTGCTCCTAAGCTAAAATTTCAATTTCACGTCAGTTTTAGTGTTAACCCATCTGCTCTTAAAAGTTTAAATTTTAATTATAGGCATCAGGAAGAGTTCAATATGTTAGTAAAAACTGTTGAACTTCCAAAATTTCAAGTACAGGTTGACACCTTAAACCAGTATAATAGAAGAAAAGTTACACAGGTTAAGCTAGATTACCAACCAGTAGTAATAACCTTTCATGAAGATAATAGTAATGTTGTAAGGACATTATGGGATAGCTATTATAGCTACTATTATGCTGATAATGATGCATCAAAAATTAAGGCAAACTATATTAGATCATCTATGTTAGGACCTAGTTTTATTAGAACTCCATATGGATTTGATAACGGAAGTACTGTGCCATTTTTTAATAATATTACAATCTATCTAATGGCGAGACATAGGTATAATTCAGTACAATTAATTAATCCTGTAATTACTGCTTTTACTCATGATACTGCAAATTACGCTGAATCAAGTCCTATACAGAATTCGATGACTTTAGCATACGAAGCAGTTAACTATGATGAAGGAAATGTTTCAAAAGGTAATCCACCGGGATTCGCTTCTAGTCACTATGATCACACTCCTAGTCCGCTAAGTTTAGCAGGCGGTGGTACTGCTACAGTTTTTGGGCCAGGAGGAGTACTAGCAGGTGCTTCAACTATATTCGGTGACCTAGCATCAGGAAAAACATTTGATAATCCAGCAAATTTTTTAACCACTGCAATACAAACTATTAATACATATCAAAATGCAAAAAGTTTAACAAAAGCAGGAGTTAAAAATGAATTACAAAATATTGCTGTGAAAGGAATAACTGCCGGTGCACGAGAATTAAATACTCCTAATTCCCCTTATAATAGACAGTTTCCTGTAAATGATACCGGTAATCAACAAGATACAACAAAAGGAACACCATATGGAGGATCGACCCAGGGAGGTGGCCCATGATAGATAAACAAAATTTTCCTAGCAATTCTCCTCCTGATAGCTCAGCTAAGGTTAAGTCTTTTTTTGATCGCTATTTTTTACATCAAATAACATTTCCTAGTAATCAAATAGATGCTGTTGTGGGACATTTTATTAAACGTGGGTTCGATGAAATTGCTGCCAAAAGTACAGCTATAGTATTACTTACACAAAGTAGACTAGAAAATGTAAATGTTTTTCAATTACTAGATACATTAAAAGGTGTGTCAGACCAAGAACTTAGCCTTGTAGTAGCAGAAATTTTAAACGTTTATAGAGAAAAAACTAGCAGTTTAGGCTTTAAAAGCACTACGTTAACTGAAAATTACGAGAGCAGAAATATTCGTCAATGAAACGAAACTACGCTCAAGGAAAATATAACATATCTAATCCTGACAAATACGTGGGCAATCGCCAACCTACATATAGATCAAGCTGGGAATGGAACTTTATGAGGTTCTGCGACAGCAATCCTAACATATTAAAATGGGCCAGTGAAGCAATTAAAATTCCATATAAAGATCCTTTTACAGGACGACAAACAATTTATGTGCCTGATTTTTTTATACAATATGTAGATAAAAACAGTAAAGTTCATACCGAACTTATTGAAGTTAAGCCTGCAAGTCAAACACTAAAAGAGCACGTAGGTAAAAGTAAACATAATCAAGTACAATATGCTAAAAATCAATATAAATGGCGTGCTGCTTATGAATGGTGCGGTAAACAAGGAATAAAATTTCGAATCTTAACCGAAAATGATTTGTTCACCAATAGATAAGTATTTGTATGAAAAAACTTGAAGAAATACTTAATTTACCTGAAAGCAAAAAAACTATTAAAAAAGCTGAGAGAGAAGAAATTAAAACAGCGAATCAACCTATGCTACGGGACATAGGAGAGTTTGATAAAATAAGTGCTGCTCTACCACAGGTTAAAGGGTTAGGCGATATGAGCGATAGTGAATTTGATTCATTAGCTCAACGTGCTACCGATGCTTTTGATGATCTTATGGATCTTGGAATGAATGTAGAAGCTAGATACAGTGGTCGTGTATTTGAAGTAGCTAGTACAATGTTAAAAAATGCTATTGATGCTAAAGCAGCAAAAATAGATAAAAAGTTAAAAATGATTGAATTACAAATAAAGAAAGAAAAGTTAGACAAAGAAACTTCTAATGAAGGAATCGATGTAAGTGGCACTGGAGTTATTGTGACAGATCGCAATAGCCTAATTGAAAAACTTAAGAATATGAAATAAATATATTATTAGGATCACGGTATGAAATCGTTTAAAGAATACTTAGTTGAAAGTCAAGAAGAAAAAATCTACAGCTTTAAGTTAAAAGTTGCAGGTGAGCTGCCTGATAATTTTGAAGATGTTGTAGAAACTTGTCTAAAAAAATATGAATGTTGCAAATTTTCAAAGTCAAAAACAGTCCCTATCCAAGAAACATTACCTGACTTTCCTGATCTTAAAAATTTAGAAGTTAGCGTGTTTGATGTTGATTGCAAGTATCCTACAACAAGCACAGTTTTAACAAGCTATATTGCAGAACATACAGGTGTGCCTGTTAGCTTTGTAAAAGTAAGAAGTCTACGGGAAGAAGAAGCAGCAGAGGTTAAAGAAAATCCAGAAACAAGTGGCGGAAAAGCTCTTATTGGCCAATGTGACTTTCCTAAAGAAAACCATCAAAGTTTAGTAGGTGAAAAACACGTTTCTGCTTTCCTAAAAGAACTTGCTAAAGAACGTAAAAAGAACGAGCCACAGCAATACAAAGGTGTAAATGACCAGTTACTAGCTAAAAAGGCTCATAGAGAAAAAGCCAATGAAATGGCAAAACCAGGACCAGCAAAAAGTGCCCTTAAGGGTCTAACTGGCAGATTCTCTAATTAAGGACATCAAAATGAATTTTCAAGAACTTTATAAAAAAATATATGAATTAGATAATCCTGTCGTAGAAGAACCCAATGAAGGCAACGCTTATGGACAGGCAGTTCAAAACACTCCTCCCGGTGAAGAAATTAAAATTAATGGCAAGGGGACAGGAGACATTAAACGAGAAGAAACTTTATCAAATGAGTGTGGACCAGAGATGGGGCCTGGTCCATCTACTCAACAGGATAATGTTAGTATGAATGTTAATATGAGTGGTAGTGGTTCAGGCGGTATTAGAGATTTAATTAATATCCTTAAAAACATTGAAGGAGAACACGGTGGTGGCAGTGATGACCTAGGCGATTTGATCGGAAAAATGGACCACCCACATGACGATGAACACGGTGATATGGGGGCTAAAAAAGGTGTAGTAATAGGTGATGACCAGCCAGTTGACGAATTCGCCAATGAGCCTTCAGAACAAAATCTTCCATTGCCTATGGCCGGAAATGATTTGCATAAGCCACACGGAAATTATCCAGCAACACAACCTGGAGATAATCCTATGGCAGTTGCGAGAATACGCGAAAATTTAGAAAACTTATATAAAAAATATCAATAATCCTTGTAACCAAAACTTCTAAATAGGCTCATAGAGCCTATTTTTTTCTTAAATACATTATGGCTGGAAAAAGTTTAGACGGTGTCTTAATTAAAAAGGCACATAAGCAAACATCATTCACTAATGATCAGGTAGAAGACCTTGTTAAGTGTAGTGCCGATAATGGCTATCATTATTTTTGTGATAATTTCTTTTACATACAACATCCTGTAAGAGGTAAGCTTTTATTTGCACCTTTTACTTACCAAACACGTTTATTAGATGCATATCATTTTCATAGATTTAATGTAAACTTATTACCACGACAAATGGGTAAAACTACCTGTGCCGCAGGATATCTGCTTTGGTATGCAATGTTTCATCCTGATCAAACTATTTTAATTTCAGCACACAAATATACAGGGTCGCAGGAAATTATGCAGCGTATTCGATATGGCTATGAATTGTGTCCCGACCATATACGATGTGGTGTAACAAACTATAACAAAGGTAGCATAGAATTTGACAACGGCAGTCGTATTGTAAGCACAACTACTACTGAAAACACAGGACGAGGTATGAGTATTAGTTTACTCTACTGTGACGAGTTTGCTTTTGTGCCACCTAATATTGCTGCTGAATTTTGGACCTCAATAAGTCCTACACTAGCAACTGGTGGTAAATGTATTATTACTAGCACACCTAACAGTGACGAAGATACATTTGCTATGATATGGAAGGAAGCTAACAAGAAATTTGATGAGTATGGTAATGAACGTGAAGTAGGTATTAATGGCTTTTATCCCTTTACCTGTCAATGGGATGAACACCCTGACAGAGACGATGCTTGGGCTACAGAAGAACGGGGGCGCATTGGAGAAGAACGTTTTCGTCGTGAATATAACTGCGAATTCTTAATCTATGATGAAACACTTATCAATAGTATTCATTTAGCCGGAATGGAAGGAAAAGCACCTATTTTAAATATGGGACAAATACGATGGTATAAAACTCCTAGTAAAGAATTCAGTTATGCTATTGCACTAGATCCTAGCTTAGGAACAGGTGGAAATAATGCTGCTATAGAGATATTTGAATTACCTAGCTTCACACAGGTCGGAGAATGGCAGCACAACCTTACTCAAATAAGCCAGCAAGTAAAAATTATGAGAGATATTTTACGCTACATCTCAGAATGTATCGGTGAAGATAACAATAATAATATCTATTGGAGTATAGAAAATAATAACATAGGTGAAGCAGGACTAATATGTATAAGAGACTTAGGTGAAGAAACTTTTCCAGGGCTTTTTATCAGTGAACCAATAAGAAAGGGGCACGTTAGAAAATTCCGAAAAGGATTTAATACAACTCACAAAACTAAAATTAGTGCTTGTGCCAGATTAAAGTACCTAATAGAATCTAATAAACTCACTGTTAATAGCAAGCCTCTTGTTTCAGAGTTAAAAACTTTTGTGGCAAGTGGAATTACCTATAAGGCCAAGCTAGAAGAGCAAGATGACTTAGTAAGTGCCTGTTTACTTATTGTAAGAATGACTCAAATTTTAGCAGATTGGGATAGCAAAATATTTGATGCTTTCAGCACAAATGAAGCCTGGAATGAAGAAGAATATGAACCCCCTATGCCTAT